CGTGCCGAACGAGCCGGGGCCGCCCGCGCCGTGGGCCATGGGCGAGGCGTCCCGGCCGCGCCCGGCCCAGAGGGTCCCGCCGCACAGCGCCGAGGCCGAGGAGGCGCTGCTCGGCGCCATGCTGCTGACGCGCGAGGCGCTGGCCGAGGGGCTGGCCCACGCCACGGCCGACGACCTCTACCGCCCGGCCCACGCCCGGCTGTTCGCCGCCATGGGCGCCCTGCACGCCCGGGGCGAGCCCGTCGACCCGGTGACGCTGCGCGCCGAGATGAGGCCGGCCGACCTCGAGGGCCTCGGGGGCGCGGGCGCGCTCGTGTCGCTGATGGCCGCCTGCCCGTCCACGTCGGGCGCCTGGCGCTACGCCGGCATCGTGGCCCGGGCCGCGGCCCGCCGGCGGGCCATCGCGGCGCTGGCCGAGGCCACGGAGGCCGCGTACGCGGGCGACGACGAGGGCGCGTACGCGGCCCTGGAGGCGGCGGCCGACGGGCTGTCGGGCGGGACTGGGCGGGCGCTGGCCTACGAGGACGTGGCGGCCGTGCTGCGGGGCGAGGTGGACCCCCTGGTGCCGACGATCCTGCGCCGCTCGGACGGGGTGGCCCTCGTGTACCCCGGCCTGCTCCACTGGCTGATGGGCGACCCCGGCAAGGGCAAGACGTGGGTGGCGCTGCACGCCACGGCCGAGGTGCTGGCCGATGGCGGAACGGCCGTCTACCTCGACTGGGAGGGCAACCGGCGCATCATCGGCTCTCGCCTCGCCGCCCTGGGGCTCACGGCCGACGTGGTGGGGCGGGGCCTGCTGTACCTGCGCCCGCCCTACATCACGGGCGACATCGTGTCCTCGCTCGCGCGCGAGGTCGCCGACCGGGGGGCCGAGCTGGTCGTGTGCGACGGCGTGGCCAAGGCGCTCCAGCGACAGGGCTACAACGAGGACTCGGCGCCCGACGTCGTGGCGTGGCTCGGCCTCGTGGCCGACCCGCTGACCGAGGCCGGCGCCGCCGTGCTGTGCCTCGACCATATGGCCAAGGACCCCGACGGGCGGGGGCTGTGGGCGCGCGGCTCGGGCGCCAAGCTGGCCGAGGTGTCGGGCGCCGCCTGGGTCATCCGGCCCCGCCGGCCCTACAGCCGGGGCCAGGCCGGGCGCATCGACCTCGTCCAGGCCAAGGACCGGGAGGGCCAGGTGGGGGCCGACGGCGCCGTCGACCCGCCGGCGCCGCTGGCCCAGACGCCGTCCGGCCGGGCGCGTCGGACGGGCTACATGGAGCGCGTGTCGCGGGCGCTGGAGCAGCCGGCGGCGGGCGTCGGGGTCAGCCGGCGATGGATCGAGGACAACGCTCGCGGCAAGCGGGAGTTCGTGCGCGAGGCCATCGACGCGCTGGTCGAGGAGGGCCACGTGCGGGTGGTGCACGTGGGCCAGACGATGCACCACCACCTGGCCCGGCCGTACCGCGAGGACGGCGACCCCGGGCCGTCCGAGCCTGTGGAGAACGATGAGTTCCAACCCGAGGAGATGTTCTGAGATGGCATCTGATGACCAAACCTCGCCCCCTCGCCCCAACCTCGCCCCAACCTCGCCCCGGCGAGGCGGGCAAAGGCGGGCCGAACCTCGCCCCCGACCCGTAGGACCCCCCCCTACGGGGGGGTCCAGAGCGGGGCGAGGTCGCGCCAGCGGGCCGGGGGCGCGGCTGGTGGGGCGTGACCGCGTCCGTGCGGGGCGCGGTCGTGGGGTGGCCCGGGGTGCGGGTGGCCAGGCCCGAGGGCCGGCGAATCCGAACGGCTGGCGCGACGATGGCGGGCGATGGGCGACGACGACGCGAGCGGCGGACCCGAGGCATGGCCGGCATGCTCGCTGAGGCGACGCGTGGCCCCTGGCCCGACTGCCCCGAGTGCGGCCGCCCCCACACCCGCTCGCTCGGCCATGGCCACACCGGCCCGTCCTGCTCGGCGCACCGCAAGCGCCGAGACGCCGACGGCCGCCCCGTGCCCTGCGGCGGCATGCCCCGCACCGGCTCGACGGTCTGCCGCATGCACGGCGGCTCGTCACGCCAGGTGGTCGCCGCCGCCGCCCGCCGCGTGGCGCGGGAGGCCGCGATGGTGACGCTGGCGGCCGAGCTGGCCAGGGTGGGGCTCGACATCGCCGACGTGGACGAGCACGAGGCCATCCGGCGCATGCTGCACCGCGCCGAGCTGCACGAGGACGTGCTGCACACCCTCGTGGGCCGCCTGGAGGCCGGCGGCGCCATCGCGGCCGACGGCCGGGCCACGGCCGGCATCCACGGCCCCGACCACCTGGGCGACGCCCGCCCCCACGTGCTGTGGTCGATGTGGCGCGAGGTCCAGCGCGACGTGGCCCGCTTCGCGAAGATGGCGGCCGACATGGGCGTGGCCGAGCGCCAGGACCGCCGGGACGACCGGGTGGGCGGGCTGGTGGCCGACGCGCTGGAGGCCGTGCTGCGCGACCTCGGCGTCGACCCCATGAGCCCGGCCGTGGGCGAGGTCGTGGCCCGCCGGCTGGAGCTGCTGGGCGGCGGCGCGGCGTGAGGCGCGCCCGCTGGCACGACCTGCGCCAGGCGATGGCCGACCTGCGCCAGGCCACCTTGGATGTGCGCGTGGAGCAGGTGCGCGGCGATCTCGAGGCCATCGCCTCCGAGTGGGCGGCGGAGCGGACGCGCCGTGTGGTGCATGACCGGCCTCACGCCCGACTCCGGCGTCGCGGCGGCGCGGCGTGAGGCTCGCCGGCTGGTACTGGCGCGGCCTGGCCGACGCGTGCGTGCCCGACGACGCGCTGCGCCTGGCCCTGTGTCCGTGGGCGGACCGGGCGGTGATGGGGCCGGTCTGGCGCGGCTCGACAGCGGCGTCGAGGGGCCGCGTGGGCGAGCGCTGGCACCCGATGGACGACCTGCGCCAGGCGATGGACGCGGCCGCGGCCGAGTGGGACGCGCGCGTGGGGCGGATGCGCCGCGGCCGCTGGGGCCCGTAGGCCGAATCCGCGGCGCCGCCTGTGCTGGCCCCGATGCTGGCGCGGTGGACATCGTCAACGACCTCGAGCCCGGTCACCTCGACTGGTGGGCGGGGTACGACTCCACGGTGGCCACGTTCACGGCGCCGGGCGAGCGCGAGGCCGGCATCGAGCCTGCTGTCGGCGTCGTGACCCAGCCCCGCGGCCCGGCCGACCTCGGCGTGCCGTGCGTGCGCGTGGCGTGGCGGCCCAGCGAGGCCGACGTCGCCCACCTGGCCGGCGGCGGGGTCATCTGGCTCTCGACGTGGGGTGGGCTGCCGCCGCACATGCTGGAGGTCCAGCCGCCGCCCGGCCGCGGGTAGCCCATGGCGCTGCCCGTGCCGTCGCCCGGCCCGCCCCGGCGCCCTGGCCCACTGCACTACGCGGCCCAGCGCTTCCGGCCGACGCGCTTGCGCCGCTACCGCGACGACCCCGTGGCCTTCGCCCATGACTGCTTCGACTGGCCGACGGGCCAGCGGCTGGCGCCGTACCAGCAAGAGGTGCTGGCCGAGCTGCCCGCCCGCAAGAAGGTGTCGGCACGCGGCCCGCACGGCACGGGCAAGACGACCACGGAGGCGTTCGCGCTGCTGTGGTTCGCCATGACGCGCGACGGCGACCACCTCGACTGGAAGTGCCCGACCACGGCGTCAGTGTGGCGCCAGCTGGAGGAGTACCTGTGGCCCGAGGTCCACAAGTGGGCGCGCCTGCTGCGCTGGGACGTCGTGGGGCGGGCCGCGTTCACCCCCGCCCGCGAGCTCCAGGACCTGCACCTCAAGCTGCGCACCGGCTCGGCGTTCGCGGTGGCGTCGAACGTGCCGGCCAACATCGAGGGCGTGCACGCCGACCACGTGCTGTACGAGTTCGACGAGGCCAAGACCATCGTCGACGGCACGTGGGACGCGGCCGAGGGCGCGTTCAGCGGCACGGGCGAGGCGCTGGCGCTGGCCATGTCGACGCCGGGCGAGCCCCAGGGCCGGTTCCACCAGATCCACAGGCGCGCGGCCGGCTACGAGGACTGGTGGGCGCGCCACGTGACGCTCGACGAGGCGATCGCGGCCGGCCAGGTCAGCAGGGCGTGGGCCGACCAGCGCGCCGCCCAGTGGGGCGTGGACTCGGCGATCTACCAGAACCGCGTCCTCGGCGAGTTCGCGGCATCGGACGAGGCCGGCGTCATCCCCCTCGCCTGGGTGGAGGCGGCCAACGAGCGCTGGCGGGCGTGGGACCGGGCCGGGCGCGTCGGGCGCTTCTCGGGCTGCGGCGTCGACGTCGGGCGCTCGGGCTCGTCCGACACCGTGATCGCCCTGCGCTACGGCCGCGCCATCGCCGAGGTGCGGCGCAAGCACCGCCAGGACACGATGCAGACGACGGCGCGCGTCGCCGCCGCGCTCAACGGCCATGGGCGCGGCCGCCCGGCCGTGGTCGACGTCAACGGGGTGGGGGCGGGCGTGGTCGACCGCCTGCGGGAGATGGGCCACCCGGTGCTCGGCTTCATCGCCGGGGCGCGCACCGACAGGGTCGACCGCTCGGGCGAGTGGCGCTTCGCCGACTGCCGCTCGGCCGCGTGGTGGATGATGCGCGAGCTGCTGGACCCGGCCAACGGCGAGGAGGTGGCGCTGCCGCCGGACGACCTGCTGACGGGCGACCTGACGGCGCCGCGCTACCGGGAGCAGTCGGGCGGGCGCCTGCGCGTCGAGGCCAAGGACGAGATCGCCAAGCGCATCGGGCGCTCGACCGACACGGCGGACGCGGTGATCCAGTCGTTCTGGGACGGCGAGGGCGAGGGCGACGGGCAGCTGGGCATGGGCGACGGGCGCTGGCGCGGGCGGCGGTAGGGCCGCCGGCGATGGCCGCAGCAGGGTCACCACCACGTAGACCACGGCCGCCGCCGTGGCTGCGGCGTAGTAGGCGGCGGTAAGCCAGGGGGCGGGTGGCTGGGCGTGTGGGCATGGGTGGGGGCGGGGGCGGGGGCGGGGGCGGCTTTGCATCTCAGCCCTTCCCCCAAGACTGGTCACGGCATCGGTGGCATGGCATCGGCGGGTCACGACCCTTAGCCCCGCCTGTCCCGCTGAATCCGACGGCCCGGCCCGGCGCCTCCGTACCGTCCGGCCGTGGCGCGCCCCTGGGACCTCGTGTTCGACGCATGGACCCCGCTGTCGCACAAGACGGCGGTGGCCGAGCGCTCGTCCGAGGGCAGGGCGGGGCTGGCCCCGACGTGGGTGGGCGACCACGCCCGCCGGCTCAACGCGTACATCCTGCTCGCCGCCTACCACGACAACATCGCCCGGCACTTCCTGGACGTGGACTCCGAGGCCGACCGGCACAAGCGCCGCGAGTACGGCGACGCCGGGCTGCTGGTGGCGCGCGTGGTCGACGCCCTGCTGGGCGAGGACCAGTCCATCTCCGTCGAGGGCGCGGCCGAGTTCGACCCCGCGCTGCCCGCCGACGCCACGCCCGACGAGCGGGCGGCGAACGCGGCGGCCGCGGCCGCGGCCGAGCGCGAGCAGTGGCTGCGCGACTGGGCGGACGACGAGCGCCTGGTGCTCGCCATGCTGGAGACGGAGGAGGACGCGGTCAGCCTCGGCGACGGCGTGTACGTCATCGGGCTGTCGCACGCCAAGCGGCGGCCCACGCTCCACATCTACGACCCCGGGTTCTACTTCCCGCGCCTGTCGGACGTGACGGACGGGTTCCCGCCGCGCGTCGACCTGGCATGGGAGCTCGAGGGCGAGGGCGACGCGGCGGGCCAGCGCCTCGTGCACAGGATCACCTACGAGCTGCGCCCCATCGCCGCGCCGCCCGGCCAGGCCGCGCCCGCGGGGGCGGCGCCCACCCGGCGCTACCCGTGGCAGGCGCCGGGCGAGGACGCGAGCGCCGTCACGTGCTACATGACCGAGGGCGTGTGGGCGCTGAGCGACCTCCAGGGCCGCACCGTGCACGACTTCCCGCCCGAGCGCGGCGCGTACTCGCTCAACGACGAGGGGCTGGAGGTGCGCGACCTCGACCTGGGGATCGACTTCATCCCCGTCGTCCACGAGCCGAACACGCCGTCGCGCAAGCAGCACTACGGCCGCTCTCTGCTCGCGCTCGTCGTGCAGCTGCTCGACGAGCTGCACGCGGCGGACACCGACGCGGCGGCGGCCAGCGCCACGACGGGCACGCCGCCGCTGGCCATCGAGGACGCGGGCGCCATGCCGACCACGGGCCGCCGACGCGACGGGGGCGACGTGCCCGCCATCCCGACGTACGGGCCGGGCACCGTGCTGTCGGGCAAAGTCACGGTCGTCGACACGTCGCAGAGCCTGGACGCGGTCCTGAAATACGTGGACCACCTGCTGGAGCGGCTCGCCGTCAACTCCCAGGTGCCGGCCGAGGCCCTCGGGCGCGTCCAGGACGGCCACGCCCTGGCCGAGTCGGGCTTCGCCCGCTCCCTCAAGTTCGCCGCCCTCCAGGGGCTGGTGCGCAGGATGCGCCTCGTGCGCGGCGAGAAGCTGCCGCTGCTGCTCAAGTTCGTCCAGCGCATGGCGCAGGCGGGCGGGTACCTGCCCCCTGGCGCCAACCCCCGCGCCGAGGTCACGCTCGGCTCGTTCCTGCCGACCGACCGGCGGGCGGTCATCGACGAGGTGGTGGCGCTGCTGTCGGCCAGCCCGCCCGCCATCAGCCGCCGGACGGGCGTCGAGATGCTGGTCGCCGGCGGCGTCGTCGACGTCGACGTGGCCGAGGAGCTGGAGCGCATGGAGCACGAGGACTTCGCCAACGCCGTGCACCTGGCCGACGCCACGGGCTCGCCGCAGGCGGCGGCCGCTCACCTGGGCATCGACCCGTCGCTGCTCCGTGCCGCGCCCGCCCCGCCGCCCGTCATCCCGCTGGTGCCGCCCGGCCAGCCCGCGCCGCCACCGGCGGGGCAGTAGGTGACGTGCATAGCGGCAGTGGCCGAGCGCGGCCACTGCTGGCTTGGCTACGACATGGCGTCACAGTCTGACGAGATGCTGTTCCGGCACCGAACGCCCAAGGTCGTTCGTAGGGCTGTGGGCAACAACGTGATGCTGGTCGGCCACGCTGGCAGCGCCGCCATCGGCCAAGCCGTCCACCTCCACTGGCAGCCCCCGCCCTATGCCGACGGCACGGACGCGCTGGCCTTCGTCGACGGGTGCGCCCGCTCGCTGCACGCCGTGCTCACGAATGTCCCGGTGCCCAGGAGCGTGATCGAGAACGACCTGGTCGATGGCGAGTTCCTGGTCGGCTGGCAGGGGCGCCTATGGAGCATCGACGAGGGTATGGCCGCGTTCGAGGTCGCTGAGCCGTACTACGCCATCGGAGCGGGCACGCAGGTCGCACGGGGCTCGCTCGCGACCTCGGCATGCTTCGGTGCCACGCCCGAAGAACGAGTGCGTCTCGCGCTGCACGCGGCGCACGAGGTGATGGCGTTCGTCGGCCCGCCGGGGCCCGTGCTCTCGACGTCCGGTGGCTGAGCGCGTCACGCCCCTGGGCTGGTGGGCCATCGAGGGCGAGCGCCTGCTCGACCTGCTGCGACGGGCGAGCGCGGGCGAGGACCCTGACCTGCTCTACGCCGAGGAGTACGCCAGCAGCGGGCATGAGTGGGTCGACGGCGACGAGGGCTGACGGGCGAATCCGAAAGCAGGCGAGTCCTCGCTGCCACCGTGGCCGGCGATGCGCAGCGCACCCCAGCCCACCCCGTCCCATCTCGGCGTCGTGGCCCACCGCGGCCGCCCGCACCACCTCTGGTCGGACGGCACGCTGCTGCCCGTCGTGTCCGGTGGCGACGGCCCGGGCGGCGCCACCACCGGCGGGCCAGGCGATGGCGGGGGCGGCACGGCCACGGGCGGCACCGGTGGGCAGGGCGGCGGCGCCGCCACCGGCACCGGCACCGGGGCGGCCAGCCAGGGCGGTGGCGCCGCGGCCGGGGTGCCCGACCTGGGGGCGCTCCAGGCGGCGCTCGACCAGGCGAAGGCGTCGGGGACGACGGAGGCCAGCCAGGCGCTGCTCGGCGCGCTGGGCTTCGACAGGGTCGAGGACGCGCAGGCGTGGGTCAAGGCCAAGCGCGACGAGGAGGCCGCCAGCCTCACGGAGATGGAGAGGCGCGAGCGCGACGCCGAGGAGCGCGAGCGCAGGGCGGCCGAGCGCGAGGCGGCGGCGGCCACGGCCGCGCGCACGTCCGCCGTCAAGGACGCGCTGCGCGACGCGGGCGCGCCGAGGGAGCACGTCGCCGACCTGGTGGCGCTCGTGGCGGTCGACGGCGAGGCCGACGAGGCCGGCATCACGGCCGCCGTCGAGGCCGTCAAGGCCAAGTTCCCCGCCCTGTTCGGCGTCCCGGGCACGGCGCCGTCGAGCAACCCGTCGGGCCAGCCGGCCGCCCAGGGCACGAAGTCCGGCCTCGAGGCCGGGCGCGAGCAGGCCCGGCTGCGCATGGCCGAGTCCGCCAACGACCCGGCCAAGAACCCGTTCGCCCCGTTCCAGCGCGCCACGGCCTCCTAAGGAGCCCTCCATGGACATCTCGACCCGGACAAAGAAGACCCTCCTCAACGAGGACCAGCGCTGGATCGGCAACGGCGGCGAGCCCATCGGCAGGCCGCGCCCGATCGTGCTCGACCGGAGCCTGCTCGACCTCGCCACCGCGTACCCCAACGGGTTCATCCCCTCGGGCATCCCGCTCGGCCGCGTGGCGGCGACGGGCCTGTACGGGCCGTACACGGGCTCGACCGAGGAGGTGCAGACCATCACGGTGAGCGCCACCGGCGGGACGTTCACCATCACGCTCTCGGGCCAGGCCACGGCCGCCATCGCGTGGAACGCCGCGGCGTCGGCCGTGCAGGCCGCCCTCGTCGCCCTGCCCAACGTCAACGCGGGCGACATCGTGGTCACCGGCGGGCCCGGCGGCACCGCGCCGTACACGCTCACGTTCGGCGGCCAGTACGCGAACACCGACGTCCCCGCTGTCACCACCGACGCCTCCTCGCTCACCGGCGGGGCGGGCACGGCCGCCGTGGCCACGGCGACGCCGGGCGGCGCCGACACCACGAGCGACGGCCGCCAGGTGTGCGTCGGCCACCTCTTCGCCTCCATCCCGTACGACCGCGACTCGACGGGCGACCTGGGCGCTGCCCTGTTCTGGTCGGGCGAGGTCGTCACCAACCACCTGCCGCCGGCCCCCGCCCACCAGATCGACGCCAACGGGCGCGCCGACTGCTCGCACATCGCGTACGTGACCCACACCGTCTAGGAGGGGACGCCCCATGGCGACCGAGTTCATCACCGACGTCATCGACATCCCCCGGCTGATCGGGTTCATCCGCGAGCTGGTGGACGGGCAGCTCCCGTTCGCCGGCATGTTCCCGCCGCGCCCGGTCGAGGACATCGAGTACGAGCTGAGCCAGATCGATGTCTCGGGCGCCGGGCAGGTGGCCCGGTACCGCACGTGGGACACCGCGCCACCGCTGGCCAAGCGGCCCGGCTTCTCCATCATCGGCGGCGAGATACCGCCGCTCGGCCGGTCCATCCGCCTGAACGAGAAGGACATCCTGCGCCTGCAGCGGCTCCGGGCCGGCGTGGCCGCGGCCACCGACCAGCAGGTGGTGGACGTGATCTTCCGCGACGCGGAGAACATGGCGAACGCCGTCCAGAACCGCCTCACCCTCGCCCACGGCGACGTGCTCCAGACGGGCATGGTGACGCTCACGGAGCTGGGCGACGTGGAGGCCGGCAGCGCCGTGCAGGCCAACTTCAACGTCCCCGCCAGCCACCTCAACGTCGTGCCCGCGGGCGCCGCCTGGTCGGACCACGCCAACGCCACGCCCATCACGGACCTCAAGGCGTGGGAGGCCGTCTACCGCCCGCACAACGGCGGGCGCAACCCCGACGGCTGGGGCGTGTCGTCCGAGATCATGGCCGACCTCGCCCAGAGCGCGCAGGTCCGCAACCTGGCGCCCGTCACGGGCGTCGTCCCCGGCATCGTGACGGACGAGACGGTCCGACAGGTGCTTCGGGCCGCGGGCGTCAACGCCCCGCTGGTCACGACCAACGACGTGGAGCGCCAGACGCTGGCCGAGACGGGCATGGCCCGCGTCATCGGAAACCGCAAGGTCATCGCCATGCGCGGCGGCATGGGCGCCACCCTCTACGGGCTGACGGCCAACGCCGCGACCATGGCGGGCAACGGCACCATCACGTTCACCGACGCCCCGGGCATCATCGCCTTCGTGGAGTCGTCGATCCGCCCGGCCGCCATCATCACGACGGCCGAGGCCGTGGCCCTGCCCGTGCTGCTCGACCCCAACGCCCTGTTCGTGGCGACGGTGTGACGATGGGCAAGGCGCTGGCCAGCACCGTGCACGTGTACCACCCGGGCACGCGCGAGCGCGTCTCGCTCGTGGCCGGGACCGAGCTGCCCGACTGGGCCGAGGCGCTGGTGACCAACCCGGCGGCGCTCGCGCCGGCCGACGCGAGCGAGCAGGCACCATCGGCCCCGCCCGGCGGCGGCGAGGCCGATGGCGGGCACCCGGGCGGGGGCACGGTCGACGACGTGCTGCGCTGGGTGGGCGACGACGCCGGGCGGGCGCGCAGCGCGCTCCTCGCCGAGTCCGGGCGGGACAGGCCGCGCACGACGCTCGTCGACCAGCTCGAAGCCATCGCGTCGGGCGAGTAGCGCCGAGCGGCCATGGCCGAGCCCATCGTGCTCGCGGGCGGCGCGTACGACATCACGATCCGCCAGGGCGCCCCGTTCCGGCGCGTCCTCTCGTACTTCGAGCCCGACGGGGCGACGCCCATCGACCTCACCGGCTGGGAGGGCCGCTCCCAGGTCCGCACCCGGCCGGGCGGGGAGCTGCTGCTCACGCTCCGGGTGACCGTCGGCCCCCGGGACGCGACGCCCGCCGACGTTGCACTCGACTCGAACGACGTCGAGCTGTACGCGTCGGACGCCGCCACGGCGGCCATGCGCCGGCCGGGCTGGTACGACGTCGAGCTGCTGTCCGGCGGCGTGCCGTGCCCCCTCGTGGCGGGCGCCGTCGCGCTGGAGAGGCAGGTGACGCTGCCATGACGGACCGGGTGATCGTCGTGCGCGAGCCGGTGGCGGTCGTCAGGGTCACCGCGCCGGGCCCGCCCGGGCCGCCTGGTGGCGACGGCCCCGAGGGCCCGCCCGGCCAGCCTGGAGTCGAAGGCCCCACCGGCCCGACTGGCGTCGTGTCAGCCACGGCGCCCGCCACCTACGACGCCCCCACACGGGCCATCGGCGTCCTGGTCGGGACGACGCCAGGCACAGTGGCAGCCGGGGATGACAGCCGCTTCGCCGACGAGGTGGCGGACCGCGTCGCGGGCGATGCCGCGACCCTGGAGGCGGCAGCCTCCCACGCAGACGGCGGGGACGTGGCTGAGGCGGCATCGCGGGCCGCGGGCGACACGGCCGAGGCGGCGGCGCGCTCGGCAGCCGACGCGCTGCTGACCCCCCTGGCGCAGCGGGGCGCCCCCAACGGCGTGGCGACGCTCGACGCCGGCTCCAGGGTCCCGGCCGCCCAATTGCCGGCCATCGCCATAACTGACACCTTCCCCGTCGCGTCACAGGCCGCCATGCTGGCGCTTCCCGCGCAGCGCGGCGATGTCGCCGTGCGCTCGGACGTGCGCAAGTCGCTCATCCTCGCCGCAGACGACCCCACGGCGCTGGCGGACTGGCAGGAGCTCCTCACCCCGGCCGACGTGGTCACCTCCGTCGATGGGCTGACAGGCGCCGTCGTCCTGCCAGCGGACGCAGCCGCTGCCACGCCGTCGCTGCGCACCCTTGGCCCCGGCGGACAGCAGGCCGTCGCCGGCAACGACGCCAGGCTCGCCGACCAGCGAGTCCCAGTCGACGGCTCAGTGACCATCCCGAAGCTGTCCTTCGACCCGGCGACCCAGGCTGAGCTCGATGCCGAGGCCGCCGCCCGGGCCGCCGCCGATGCCACCAAGGCGAACGATGCCAGCGTCGTGCATGTCACCGGCACCGAGACGGTGGCGGGGGCCAAGACGTTCACCGGCGGGGTCGTGGCACAGGCGCCCACCGTCTCGGCCGCGGCCGTCATCAAGCGGGCGCTGGCTGCCCAGGTGGGCGACATCGACCAGTGGCAGTCGTCGGCGGCGGCCGTGCTGGCCTCCGTGGGACCCGACGGGTCGATGCGCAGCCCGAGCTTCGGGTCCGTCACTCCGTTGATGGCCGTGTTGATGACCAACTACGACGCGGGCGGCCTAGCCGTGCTCACGCAGGCCGACGCCAACAAGGGCCTGGTGCTGCGGCGCAACTCGGCGACCCAGTCGGCCAACCCCCTCGAATGGCAGGACCAGCTCGGCGCGGTGATGGGCTTCGTGGGGCCAGGCGGGCGCATGGGCCTGGGGACGAGCGTCGACATCGGCGGGCAGTTGGGGGTTCGCCCCAACACGGCGAGTGGGGTCGGCCTCGTCGTCCGCGCCCAAGCTGCGCAGACGGGCGACATAGTCCAAGCGCAGGACTCAGCGGCGACGGTGCTGGCGTCCATCAGCAGCGGCGGCATCGTCAGGTCCTCGCAGTTCCAGGGCAACGCCAGCAACCTGCCCTACGCCCAGCCGGGGACGCTGGGATGGCTGTTCCGCTCCAACTCGGCGTCACGAGTGACGGTCAAACTGCAGGCCGAGCCCTCCCAGAGCGCCGACATTCTCCAGATCACGGACTCGGGCGGAGGTGTGCTGGCACGGGTGCTCGCCGGAGGGGGCATCAGCGTCCTCGGCTCGGCCGGGTATGGCTTTGGCGGTTCCAGTGGCGTCTCGGGCGGCATGTTCACCTCGGGGTCCAACCTCGCCATCCGGGCGGCGGCGCCGGGCGCCACCGTGTGGATCCAGGACTCAAGCGGGGCCAACACGTACACGTTCACGCCAGCGCTGCTGACGATGCCCGGTGGGCTGTCGTTCGCCCCGACCACGACGCTCGTGGCGCCGGCGGCCGGGGCAGCGGGCGTGCTTCCTGCCCTGCCCGCCGGCTACGCCACGGTGACCATTGGTGGCGTGGCTCGCCAGCTCGCCTACTACTAGGGGGGACCTGACCATGGAGTTCACGCGCCTGACCGTCACGCAGCGCAAGGCGATGCTCGAGCAGCGCCTGACGCAATACGAGGCCGAGTTCTACGGCCACGAATTGAACAAGGCGGCCCTCGTCGCCACGGGCGACACGAGCACGGGGACCACGGACGAGATCGGGAGATGCGACGAGGCCATGGGCATCATCGACGCCGCCCACGGCTCGGCGCTCGACGAGCTCCAGGCGCTGGACACGGCCGAGGCCGCCGCCCCCCAGGAGGGTGACGATGCCCCCGCATCCTGAGTTCGTGCGCTGGCCGCGCGCCGCGGGCCGCACGCCGCGCCGGGGGGCAGCCCTATGACGCTCTCGGCCTCTCAGATCCGCGCCATCCGCGCCGAGGTCGGCTCGACCGCGCCGCCCAGCGACGCCGACCTCGACGACATCCACGAGGACATGGGCACCGTTGCGGGCGTGGCGCTCTACGTCGTCCAGGCGCGGCTGGCCGACATGCTGGCCGACCCGGCGGTGCTCAACGCCCAGGGCGACGCGACGCTCGACTGGTCGGCCAACATCACGGAGCTCCAGTCCCAGGCGACGCGGCTGCGGGCCGAGCACGCGGACGCCCTCGCCGCGCTCGACGGGCGCTCGGGCGGGCTCGGCGTGGCGCGGCTGGTGCGGCCCGACCGGGAGCGGTGAGTGCCCCAGCCGGCCGAGGTGCTGGCCGCGTCGGAGGCCCTGCGCCAGGCGTACGACGACGCATGGGCGTCCGTCACCGCGTCGCTGGCCGCGCTGGCGCAGGGCCCGGCCCTCGCCCGCCAGCGCCGCCGCCTAGAGGGGCTGCGGGCGTCCATCGAGTCCACGATGGACGATCTCGACGCCCAGGCGGCCCAGTGGGTGTCGCACGCCTTCCCGCTCGCCTACGACATGGGGGCGCGGGCGATGGCGGGGCAGGTGGGCATCGGCTTCTCGTGGTCGCAGCCGCACGTCGACGCGGTGGCCGTGCTGGCGCAGGACCTGTACGACGACCTGCTGTCGGCCACGGCGTTCGTGCGCGCTGACGCCAGGCGACTGGTGCGCGAGGTGATGCGCTCGTCCACGCTGTCGGTGCTGTCCGAGGGCCGCACGGCCGTGCAGGGGGCGCGAGTGGCGGCGGCCGCGCTGCGCGAGCGGGGGCTGGCGGCCGTGGTCTACGCGGACGGCTCGCGCCACGGGCTGGCCGAGTACGCGGACATGGCGGTCCGGTCCAAGTCGGCCGTGGCGTACAACGCGGGGGCCATCAACCACGGGCGGGCATTCGGCATCGAGTATTTCGAGGTCAGGGATGGGGCGGGCTGCGGATGGGGCTCGCACGACGACCCGGACACGGCCGACGGGACAATCCGCTCGGCCGACGAGTGCGCGGGCCAGGCCATCAGCCACCCCCGGTGCCAGCGCAGCTTCGGCGCCCGCCCGGACATCACGTCTGACACGGAGGCGGCGGCGGCCACGCCCCTCGGGTCGGCCGACGTGGGGGTGGCGGGGTAGGGGAATCCGACTGGCGCCGCGGGCGCGCCCGTACGTTCCGGCCATGGACGCAGCGGCGGCGAGGGCGCCATGGTGACCGGCAACCCGTTCGAGCCGGGTGACCGCGTGCGGCACCCGGAGTGGGACGCCGTGGGCACGGTGGTCGAGGCCATCGCCTACACGGTCGTCGTGCGCTGGGACGCCGAGGGCATCGAGGCTGGCGTGCTGTGCGAGGACCTGGAGGCCGTCGGCCCATGAGCCCGGCCGCCGTCCTGGAGCGCCACCGCCGACGGTCGTGCGACGGCAAGCGCGCCTACGGCGCCAGCGCGGCCCGTGGCGTGGCGGCCGCCATGCGCGAGCGCGGCGAGCGCGTCGACGCCTACCCGTGCATCTTCTGCCCGTCGTGGCACGTCGGCCACCAGCCGGGCATGGCGACGGTGCGCATGCTGGCCAACGCCATGAGGGGGCTGGGGTGACGGCCTTCCGCATAGTGGCCCCCGTCGTGGGCGGGCCGGCCACGGTGGTCGAGGTCGACGGCGAGCCGCTGGCGCCCGCGGCGCGCGAGGCCCTGCGGTCCGTGGCCGTCAAGTCGGAGATGGGCCAGCCCACGCGCGTCTACCTGGAGCTCGACGGCGACGTGGCGGTCGAGGGCGAGGGCGTCGTGCACGTGGTGCGCGACCTCGACCAGCGCCAGGCCGTGCGGGCGTTCCTCTCGGCCCTCGACCCGGTGGAGCTCGAGCGCGTGGCGCTGGAGTCGCTGGGCTACGAGGATGGCGAGGCGCCGATGACGCGCGCCGTGCTGGCGGCGATGGCCGCCATGGTGGCCGATGCGACTTGACGCAGGGCGCCGGGCGATGGCCCGGCTCCTCACCGACACAGCGCGGCTGACCCGCGACCCCGGCACGTCGAACGACGCGCTCGACCGCACGACGCTGCGCCTGACGCCGGGCCCGCCCACCGTCGTGTACGAGGGGCCGTGCCTCATCGGCGTGCAGCGCCAGCGCGACCAGCGCCTCGACCGGGGCGGCCAGCCGGTCGAGCGCCAGCGCATCACCGCCCGCCTGCCCGCCGACGCGCCCAGCCCGGAGGCCGGCGACATCCTCACCGTGCTGTCCAGCGCGGCGGACCCGACGCTCGTCGGCCGGCCGCTGCGCGTCATCGACGTGGCCCGGGCGACCGTGGCGCTGACCCGCCAGCTCGTGCTGGAGTCCGACTCGCCGCTGCCCGCTGACTGAGCGAGGTGGCCCCGCCCCCTCCGGCGAGCCGGGTGGTGCGGGGGCGGGGCTAGCTCCCCTGACGGGAAGCGATCTGGCCGGTCGGGAGCAGGCGGCGGTGGCGCTCTAACACGTACATGCCGGAGAACGGTATCCCTGAGCCTGGCGCGTCAGATTCGTCATCCCACGGATCAAAGAGGTTGTCCGTCACCGAGGTGCCCCACACGCCGAACAACGGGACTTCGGGGCATGTCCGCAAGAGCTCTGCCATCGCCGGCACGTGATTGACGTGCCCCTCCCGAGACGGGAGGCGACGGTCGAACTCCTCCATCTGCTGGGCAGCCCAGCCGAACGAGGGGAAGGGGATGACCCCGGTATCGAAGGTGAGGACGAGCGCCGCTTGCTGCCACTCGGGCAGGCTCTCGATGGACGCACAGAGGCGACGCAGGCCGAGATCGTTGGAGGGCCAGTCACCAAGGCAGTGGTGCGTCATCAGGCGCGACCAGATGCTTGGCCCCCAGCCGTGGGCATTCCGAAACTCAGCGAGCTCTATGGGGCGCTTGCCGGGGATGACTCCCAGCGCTGTAGTCCGACTCATTGCCGCTCTCCAATCGTCAGGGGTCCGGTCACCACAACCGGGTCCCCATCGTCCCACGAATCCGGGGGCCGCGCTCGCTGGGGCCGTACCGTGCGCGCGTGGCCGTGAGCATGCAGTCCGACGCCCTGGCGGCGGCCCGCGAGCTGGAGGGCCTAGGCGTCCGCGCCGTCGTCAGCGCGCCGCGCATCGTGGCCCACTACACGGCGCTCCTGGCGACGCGCGCGCAGGCCAACGCGTCGGGGCGGCCCGGGCCGAACGCCGTGACGGGCGACTACCGCCGGGCCATCGGCTGGCAGTCGGGGGCCGACACGGCGCTCGGGACCGTGTGGGGCGTCGTCGGCACGGACAAGCCGCAGGGGCGCCGGCTGGAGATGGGCTTCCACGGCGTGGACTCGCTCGGCCGCCGGTACGACCAGCCGCCGTACCCGCACTTCGGGCCGGCCTTCGACGCCGTGGCGCCCCTGTTCGAGGTGGCGCTGGGCGAGCTGGTGGCGGTCGCGTGAGCGTGCCGGACGCCACGCCGCTGACCGAGGCTGTCCAGGCGATGCTGGAGCACAGCACGGGCTGCCCGTGCGGCGTGCTCGTGGCGCCGGCCGCCATCGACCCCGAGATGCCGTACCTCGTGCTTCACCCGCTTGACCCCACGTTCCACGGGCCTGAGTACACGGCGCCCGAGGCGGACGCCGTGTTCGTGTACCAAGTCGACTCCGTGGGCGCGCTGGGAGCGTGGCAGCAGACCTCGATGGTGGCCGCCAGGGCCCGTTGGGCGTTGCTGGCCCGGGACGCCGCCGGGGCCTTCGCCGTGCCGCTCGTGGCCCCGGGCCTAACGGTGACGGACCGCCGGCACGACTCCGGCGGCGGGCTGTCGCCGGGCGAGCGCCTGGCGCAGGTGTCGGAGCGCTTCGCCATCTGGGTCACGACCTCGTAGCGGGCGAATCCGAAACGGGCGGCGGCGCGGCTGCGACCGTGGCCGGCGATGGCCCTCCTCGTGACCCAGACCGTGACCCAGGCCGGGACGGTGCCCGCATTCGTGGCCGCGTCGGCCGGCGGCGACACCATGGTCCCCGGGCCGACGACCTCCTTGCGGGTCAAGAACGGCGGCGGCGCCCCCGTCACCGTGACCCTCGACTCCGTTGCGCCGTGCAGCCAGGGCTTCGACCACAACCTCACCGTCGCCGTCGCCGCCGGCGCCGAGGCCGAGATCGGCCCCATCGACGCAGCGCGCTTCGCGCAGCCGTCCACCGGCCTGGCCGCGATCACGTACTCGGGCGTCACGTCCGTGACCGTGGCGGTGATGGCCTGATGGGCACGCCCATGCGCCACCCGGGCATCGAGGGCATGTACGAGGCGGTCGACGCCGACCAGGTGCGGCTGTACGAGGCCCGTGGCTGGGAGGTCGCGCCGCCCCCCGAGCCGGTGGACGAGTTGACGGGCGACGTGCTGGCGCCCGAGCCGCCCCAGCCCGAGCCGGCCGCCCTGCCCGATGCCGTCGCGCCCCAGCAGCCGCCGCAGGACGACGACGCCCTCGCACACGCGGGCGGGATGCACAAGCCCGAGAAGCCCACCCCCAAGAAGGAGGGCTAGATGGCCCGCTACGTCCGCGCCGGCCTCGACCGCTGGCTGTTCGCCCCCGCCATCGCCAACAAGGCGGCGCCCACCCGGGCCGAGATCACGGCCAGCACCGTGCTGACCGGGCAGCTGTCCGACGTCAACGGGTTCCAGTACAAGAACAACCCGGAGAAGGTCCCCGACTACTCCAGCGCGTTCGACAAGGAGGTGCCGGGCTTCGACTCCAGCGACGCCTCGTCCCTCGGCTTCTGGGACGACGCCGCGTCGACGACGATCCGCACGGCCCTGGCCAAGAACACCGTCGGCTTCATCGTGCGCATGCCCTACGGCGACACGCCGACCAAGCGGGCGACGGTGTGGCCGGTGCGCTCGACCGGCCCCAACGACTCGACCGAGCGCGGCCCCGCCAAGTTCACCGTCGGGTTCTCCGTCGAGGACACGCCCGAGGTCAACGCCGTCATCCCGGCCTGATGCCCCGGCCCGCGACGCTCGACCACCTGCGGTCGGGCAAGAGGCCGGTCACGAGGGTCGAGCGCGTCGTGCTCGACCCCGACCTGGCCGAGCGCCACGCCGAGGCCCTCCAGGCGTTCGAGACGGCCAAGCTGCTGGCCGAGGCCCAGCCGGCGAGCGTGGCCCGGGGCGACGACCTGCGCGACGCCCGGCGCGCCCTGGCCGAGGCCGAGGCCGAGGTCGAGGGGTCGGACGCGGTCGTGACCATGAGGTTCCGCTCCATCGGCCGCGTCGCGTACGACGAGCTGATCGAGCGCCACCCGCCCACGCCCGACCAGCAGGAGAGGCACCGCCGGGAGAGCCCGGACGCGCCGCCGCTGGCGTACAACCCCGACACGTTCGAGGTGGCGGTCGTGGCCGCGTCGTCGCTGGAGCCGCGCCTCACCGAGGCCGAGGCCAAGGAGATCGCCACCAGCCCCGACTGGAACGGCGCCGAGTGGGTGCAGCTCGTGCTGGCGGCCATCACGGTCAACCAGCAGCGCCGGGTGGTGGAGATGGGAAAAGGCTCGCCGAGGACCTAGCGCTCCGTGAGCAGCTCGCGTACTGCGCCCCGCTCGGCATCCCGCACTCGGTCTTCCTCGGCCGCCCGTGGCCGCGCCCCGGCCAGCCCCTCTGGCTGGACGGCGACCAGGACAAGGCCCTGGCGTGGGCCCGCCGCCGCGCCGAGTCCTGCCCCCACTGCGGCAGCCGCGACGACGACTGGGCCGACCCCGTGACGGGCCGCACGCTGGACCCGCCGCGGCTCGTCGCCGACGTGCGCCACTGCATCGGCTGCGAGCAGCGGGCGGCGCGCGCCTCGGCCGAGCCCACGGGCGAGATGGACGACGTGACGCGGGCGGGCCTCGACGTGTACCTGCGCGAGGCCCGCCCCGGCGACTATGGGCCGGGCGCCCCATGACGTTCAAGACGATCGAGGTCGCCCTCACCGCGCGCGTCGGCCAGTTCCGGGCCGAGATGGCGTCGGCCGCGGCCGAGGTGCGGCTGTTCGGCGCTCAGGTCACGGAGGTGGCGGGGCGCACCGACGCCCAGACCCGACAGGTGATGGCCACGGCGGGCCGGGTGTCGACCGCCATCGGCGTGGGCGTCGTCGCCGCCTTCGCCCTCTCGGCCAAGGCGTCCATCGACTTCGAGCGCCAGATGCGCAACGTCAACACCATCTCGCAGATGAGCGAGGCGCAGTTCCGCTCGACGGGCGCGGCCGTGGTCGACATGTCGAGGCAGATGCCGCAGAGCGCGTCGACGCTGGCGCGCGGCCTGTACGACATCGCGTCGTCGGGCTTCCAGGGCTCGGCCGGCATGGAGGTGCTGCGGGCCTCGGCCGTCGCCGCGTCGGCCGGGCTGTCGGACACCGCGACCGCGTCGCGCGCCATCACCGCCGTCCTCAACGCGTACGGCATGTCGGCCGGCCAGGCGTCCCATGTCAGTGACGTCCTGTTCCAGACGGTCAACAAGGGCGTGCTGACGTTCGAGGAGCTCGCCAACACGGTCGGCGACTTCGTGGGCGCTACAGCGGCGGCACACATCCCGATCGAGGACGCCTCCGCCGCCATAGCCACCATGACGCTCTCGGGACTGTCGGCCGCCGAGTCCGGCACCTCCCTGACTCGCGTGGTCCAATCGCTGATGCGTCCGAGCGACGCGCTGGCCCTCGTGCTACGGCAGCAGGGCTATGAGTCCGGGGTCGCGGCACTTCAAGCCAAGGGGCTCTCGGGCGTGATGGACATGCTCCGCACGGCGACGGGCGGAAGCCTTGAGATGGTCGTCAAGATGTTCCCGGAGATGCGCAGCGCTCGGGGCGCGTTAGCGCTCACGGCACAGAGTGGGCGCCTGTTTGCGGAACAAATGGCCGCCATCAAGGATCCGGTGCAGGCGGCTGGCGCAGCCCAGAGAGCATTCGATATCCAGAGCAAGGGTCTTGGCTTCCAGATCGAGATCACCAAGAACAACGTCATGGCCCTTGCCATCCAGACCGGGAACATGCTGCTGCCCGTTCTTCGTTCGGCTGCTGGCTCCGTGAAGTCCCTGGCCGACGGGTTCGCCGGGCTATCGGGCCCAGCTCGCACCATCGTGACCGTGGTCGTTGGTCTTGGGGGTGCCATTGCCCTCCTCGGCGGAGGGTTCCTGCTGCTCGCTCCCCGGATCGTGGCGGCTCGAAAGCTCATGGAGGACCTCGCCAAGGACGCGCCAAGGGTTGCGTCAGGGATTGGTGCCGCCACGAGTGCTCTCGGCTACCTAACGCCGGCCCTGTTGATCGCCAGCCTCATGCTCACTCACTACGCCGCCGAAAAGGAGAAGGCACGACAGGCGACACAGGGGTTCGTCGACGCGATCATGCAGGAGCAGCAGGGCGTCCAAGGTTCTGTCAACACCAGGGCGATCCAGAGCCTTGCCGAGAAGGGAGCGATTGACCGCCTCATCCGCTTGAAGGTGTCGACTGTTGACGCGACGGGGGCCATCCAGGGCAACCAGGCGGCGGTAGACCGCCTCGCTCAGTCGCTTGCGGCGCAAGTGACGGGCCTGGATGGCAACGAGAAGGCCATGAGGCTGTTGCACGACGCCTTGAACGGGAGCAACACGGCGTACAACGACCTACTCAACCTGATGGCGTCGGGGGTCCTACGGGGCGAGCACGCTGGCGACGTGATGAAGATCGTGAGGACGGTTGGTGACCTGTCAGATGCCAACTCTTCGGCCACCAAGGCTGTCCGCGAGAATACGGCCGCGACCAATGAGCACGACGCCGCTGGGAAGAAAGTCGCGACCACGTCGGCTCAGCTCAGCGAGCAACAGCGGCAACTTGCCGCCATGTTCGATCAGACCACCGGCTCGGCTCAGGGCTTAACCGCTGCCGAGCAGGCGCTATTCGATGCTGTAGGGCACTTCATCGACCCGATGCAGGTGTTCGCAGACCTTCAATCGCAGGCTGACGAGGCCCAGAAAAAGAGCGCGCAGTCCACCAAGTCGACCGCCCAGCACATGCACGACGCGGCCCGCAACGCGCTCGACTATCAGTCGGCCGTCCTCGGCGTCGCCCAGGCGCAGGGCCGGCTGGAGGACGCGAGCCGCAAGCTGGCCCAGGCCCAGTCGGACAAGGGCTATGCGGCGCTGCGCCAGGCCGAGCGCGACCTGGCGACGGCCGTCGACGACACGACGCGCGCGCGCGAGCGCGAGCTCGACGCCGAGCAGAGGCTGGCCGACCTGCGCCACCCGTCGGCCAAGACCGTCCGCCAGGGCGAGCTCGACGTCGAGTCGGCCACGATCGCCGCCACCCGGGCGACGGCCGACCAGGCGGCGGCCGAGGCCAAGCTGGCCGACACCCGGGCGGCGGGCGGGTCGGATGACGCCGTGGCCGCGGCCGAGCTGGACGTGCGCGACGCCAGGGTCAGGGCCGAGGAGGCAGCGCTCCACCAGGCCGACGCCGAGAGGGCGCTGGCCGACCTGCGATCGGGGGGAAGCGCCCGCGATGTCAGGGACGCCGAGCTCGACATCGCGGCGGCCAAGCGCGACGTGGCGGCGGCCGACGACGCGGCGGCGGCCAAGCAGGCGGCGGTGAACGAGATGCGCGACGGCGGCCACGCCCGCGACCTCGCGGCGGCCGAGCAGGCGCTGGCCGAGGCGGTGCTCGGGGTCAAGCAGGCGCACGAGCAGGTGATCGAGGTGCAGGACCGGGCCAGCCAGTCCAACGACTCGGTGGCGGCGAGCACCGATCACGTGAAGCTGAGCCTGGACGAATACCAGGCCGCGCTGCAGAAGCAGGTAGACGAGGAGAATGCGTGGGAGGCGAACCTCGTCACCATTGCTCGGCGGGGCGGCTTCGAGGTTGCATCCGAGTTCGCGAAGCTGGGCCGTGACCACGCGGACATCGTGACGAAGATGGCGAACGCCACCGATGAGCAGTTCGGTCGCATGGCCTCGACGATGAAAACCGCGACCGACAGGGGAGTCCTCGACCACCAGAACAGCCTTGATGCCGGGCTTAAGCAGGCGACAGTCATCGCTGAGCTGGAGGTAGGCCACACAGTCGACGCCATTGCCACGAAGCTCAAGCTCGGGCAGGGCGAGGTCCAGCAGATTTCCGATGAGTACGCCCTCGATCTGATGAACGCGGCGAACGCCGTCCTCGCAGCCACCACGGGCGAGAAGATCTACTTTGACCAGACCACAGGCGAGTACCACATGCCAGGGGGCGTAAAGGTCAAGGCCGAGGGCGGCTTCGACCCGCCGCACACGGCGCAGGTCGCGCACACGGCGCGACTGTGGGCCGAGCCCGAGACGGGGGGCGAGGCGTACATCCCGCTGGCGCCGTCCAAGCGCGCCCGCTCGGCCGAGATCCTCGGCCAGGTGGCGGGCCACTTCGGCATGCGCCTTGCCGCCTACGCGCAGGGCGGCGTGCTCCCGCCGCCGCCCGACCTCTCGGCATGGGGCTGGCCGCTGCGGGCCCCGGCGGAGACGGCGGCGAACATCGAGTACGCGGCCATGCGGGCCTTGGCGGGCCAGGGCCGATCGCCTGCCCCCGGCGCGCCGGGCCAGATCCGGGGCGACCGCTGGCCGGCCATCACCGCCTACCTCGACGGCCGCCACGTCCCGTACGTCATCACGTCCACGACGGGCGGGCGCCACGCCGTGAACTCGTACCACTACCGGGGCAAGGCCGTCGACATGGTGTCGTCGGACATGCGCCAGATCGCGACGGCGCTGCTCGACGCCCGGGCGCAGCTGGCCGAGATGTTCTACGACCCCCTCGGCCAGTACGTGAAGGACGGGCGCCTCGTGCGCGGCGCCATCGGCGGCCACTCCGACCACGTGCACGCGGCGGTGTTCGACCGGGGCGGCTACCTGCCGCCGGGGCTGACCATGGCGTGGAACGGGACGGGCGCGCCCGAGCGGGTGGTGGGGCCGGGCGGCGGCGGGGCCGTCACCGTGCACGCGCCGCTGACCGTCACGGTCCACACGAGCGCCAACGTGGACGAGCGGGCGTTCGAGGGCGCGGTGCGCCGGGCCGTGGAGCCGGCGCTGGCCGCGTTCGCCGCCGACCTGGAGGCCGAGCTGACGGCCGCGGGGGCTTAGCCCATGGGCCTCGTGACGCTGCGCCCCAATGCCACGGCGATGAGCAACGGCTGGGCGCTCAACGGCGCGCCCGCGTCGGCCGACGTCGCCCTGGCCGACAACTCGGACGCCACGTTCCTGTCGGCCGCCCAGTTCACGGGAGCCAGCCCCTACACCGCCCAGGCCGCCGACGCCCTCCTCGACATGGGCACGTTCGCCCTCCCGGCCCTCGCCCAGGTCCGCTCGATCACGCCGCGCCTGCGCTGCGCCCGCGGCGCCACCGGCGGCGCGCGCCTGATCCCCGTCTACGTCACGTTCCCCGGCACGACGGTCCCGGCCCTCGCCACGCAGCTCGCGCCGGGCACGGCCATCGCCACGCTCGTCGGCCCCGCGCTCGCCCCGACAGGGCCCGTGTCACAGGCGGCCGTCGACGCCATGCGCGTCGAGGTCGGCGGCGTGTTCGTGGCGCCGGGCGGCACCACCCTCGCCTCGCTGCAGGTGTACGAGCTCCTCCTCGACGTCGCCTACAACGAGGCGCCGGTGGCGACGGTCACCGGGCCGACGGGCACGGTCGTGGCCAACCCGCGGCCCACCATCGCGTGGTCGGTCGCGGACCCGGAGGGCGACGCCCAGGAGCGCTATTGGGCCAAGGTGTTCACGGCCGCCCAGTACGGGGCGGCGGGCTTCGACCCCGACGCGTCCGCCGCCTACTGGGACTCGGGCGAGCAGTTCGGCAACGCCCTGTCGGCGGCAGTCGGGGCATTGCTGCCGAACGGCGCCTACCGGGCGTACGCGAAGGTGGCCGACGCCGGGTCGGGCGGCCGGTACGGCGCGTGGGCGTTCTCGGCGTTCACCGTCGCCATCGACCAGCCCGCCGCGCCGCAGCTCGCCGCCGTGCTCGACACCGCCCTCAACCGGGTGGCCCTCACGCTCCAGGGCCAGGACAACTGGCTCACGGCGAACGAGGCGTCGGTGGAGGTGGACGCGACCGGCTGGGCAGCCGACTCCAACGTGGCCGCCACGTACCCGCAGCGCAGCACGGCCCAATCCCTCAACGGCAGCGCGTCGCTGCTCGTGCGCTCGGCCGCCGCCGGCAGCATGGGCGTGCGCACGGGGACGGGCGCGTCGGGCAAGCCCGTGACGCCCGGCGTCCAGGTGACGGCGCTGGCCTCATTCCGCGCTGCGACCGTCGGCCGCTCGTGCCGCGTGGACATCCGCTGGTGGCAGGCGAGCGGAGCGGCGTCGGCCGTGCGGGCGTCCGACTCGGGGGCGACCGTCGTGGACGCCACCACGGGCTGGGCGCAGGCGTCGTGCACCGCGACCTCGCCGGCCGACGCGGCGTACGCCACGGTCGTGGCCGTCGTCCTGGCCGCCGGGGCGGCCAGCGAGGACCACTACGTCGACCAGGCCAGCATCGCGCCTGGCGCGTCGACCACGTGGGCGCGGGGCGGGCTGACGCCAACGCAGTCGTTCATCGTCGAGCGCTCGGTCGACGGCGGCCTGACGTTCGCCGAGGTCAAGCGGCTCGCGTTCTCGTACGGCATCCTCCAGGCCTACCCGCTGGCCCCTGCCTCGGCGGCCACGCAGGCCGTGGCCGCGTACGACAACGAGGCGCCGCCCCGCGTGGCGCTCGCCTATCGGGCGCGCGTGCAGGCGGTGGACGCGGGAAACGCCCTCGTCAGCGCCAACTCCCCGCTCATCGCCCCGTTGGGCACGCTCGCCATCGCGTCGTGGTGGCTCAAGGACCCGCTGCTGCCGGCGCTGAACTGGCAGGTGAGCGTCACGTCGCCCGCGTTCCGCCGCCGCGAGCCCCAGGCGGTGTTCGAGCCGCTCGGGCGGGCGACGGCCGTCGTGGCCAGCGACGGCGTGAAGGGCCGGGCCGGGACCCTCGGGCTGCGCGCCCTTTCGAAGGCCGACTATGACACGCTGTGGGCGCTGATGGGCAGCTCGCGGACGCTGCTGCTCCAGGGGCCGCACGGGCAGCACGTCTACCTGCGCACGGGCGAGGAGCAGTCGTTCGAGCCCCACCGCGCTGCCGACCCCAGCGGCGCCTACCCCATCCGCCACTGGCACGAGCTGTCGGTGCCCTGGGTCGAAGTGCCGGCCCCGTAGATGCAGGGCTGCACGGCCGCGTTCCAGGCCGCCCTGGCGTCCGGGAGCCAGGTCGTCGCGTCCAAGGTCGAGGTGCTCGACCCCACCGGCAAGGTCATCGCGTCGTCTGACTCGACGGCGTCGCCCGCCCTGCTGGTGGATGACGGGTCGGTCAGCGTCGACCGCGCCCAGGCATACCGGCGGCGCTGCGACCTGCGCCTCGTCGACCCCACCGGGTCCATCGTGCCGGCCGCCGCCACCGACCTGCTCTCCGTCGTGTCCGGCAACGAGGTGCGCCTCTGGCGCGGGCTCGCGCTTCCGGGGGTGGCGGCGCCCGAGTACAAGGCGCTGGGCACGTTCGGGCTCGGGCGCGTGCAGGTGGCGGACTCGGCCAAGGGCGTCGGCATCGCCCTCACGGCGTACGACCGCAGCCGCGCAGTCGACCGCAACCGGTGGGCGTCGCCCTACGTCGTGGCCGCCGGCGGGCTTGCCACGGACGTGCTCCAGGCCATCATCCTCGACCGCCGTCCGGGCACGGCGTTCCGCGTCACGGCCAGCGCGCACACGCTGCCGCGCCTGGTGTTCGACGAGCAGGCGAGCCCGTGGACGGACTCGGTCAAGGGGATCGCCGACAGCATGGGCTACGAGGTGTTCTTCGCCCCGGACGGCGTGTGCGTCATCCAGCCCGTCCCCGACCCGGCGGCGGCGCCCGTCGTGGCGTCGTACGTGGAGGGCCCGCAGATGACCATCACCGACCTGTCCAAGGACATGGACAACGAGAGGGTTTACAACTACGTGGTGCTCTCGGGCGAGAACACGACGAACACGGTCGCGGTGCGGGGCAGCGCCTGGGACTCGGACCCCCGCAGCCCGACGTACGCGGGCAACCCCGAGGCGGTGCCGCCCATCCCGCCCGGGCCGTACGGGCTCGTCCCGTACTTCGAGGCCTCGCCGTTCATCACGACGGTGGCCCAGGGACAGGCCGCGGCGGCCGGGCGGGTCCGCAACCTCAAGGGCGTGCCCGAGGTGCTGGCATGGAACGGCCTCGTGAACCCCTGCCACGAGGAGTCGGACGTCGTGCACGTCACGCGCGCGATCTCGAGGGTCAACGCCGAGTACAGCCTGGACGCGCTCACGATCCCGCTGCGGGCGAGGGACGGGATGCGGGCCACGGCGCGCGAGCGGCGGGTGGCGTAGGTGGCGGTCCCCGCCCGGCGCACGCGGCGCCGGCTCCTCGCCCGGCCGGCGGTCAAGCGGATGCGCCAGGCGACGGTGCAGGCGGTGGCGGCCGACGGCACGGCCAGCCTGTCCATCGGCGGCGGCCCCACCCAGGCGGGCTATGTCGCGCTCGCGAGCTACGCGCCGGTCGTGGGCGACACGGTGTGGGCGCTGCGCGACGGGCCGGACTGGCTGGTGCTGGGGCCGGTGGGGGCCGGGTGGGTCGCCCCCACGCTCCTCAACGCGTGGGTGAACTACGACGTCACCACGTTCAACGCTGCCGGGTACAGGCGTGTCGGCGGCATGGTCGTCCTGCGGGGGCTCGTCAAGAGCGGCACGATCAACACGCCGATCTTCAACCTCCCGGCAGCGTTCAGGCCCGCGCGGGAGAACATACTGGCCACTGTGTCGAACGACTTGTTCGGCGAGGCCCGCGTCACGTCCGTGGGCGACGTGAGGTGCACGGTCGGCAGCAACACGTGGGTGTCGCTGGACAACCTGGGCTTCTCCCTCGGGTGACGAATCCGAATCCGCTGGCGCGCGTGGCCCGACGATGGCCCCATGGCCCGCTGCCCCTTCGCCGCGTGGGACCCCATCTCGGGTGGCATAGGGCCGTTCCGCGGCGGGCCGCTCAAGGTCGTGCACCACAAGACGTACGGCTCGACGCTGGCCGGCGCGAGGGGGGCCTACAGGGCCAACCGGTCGGACCCGCACTTCACCGTCCACCCCGGCGGCGTGAGCCAGCATGTCGACACGGGCGAGGGCTCCCGGTCGCTGGTCAACAAGCGGGGCGGCGTCGAGACCAACTTCGACGGCGCCATCCAGATCGAGACGGTCGGGCCACCGACGGACCACTCCACGCTCGTGCACCTCGTGCGCCTCCTGAGATGGATCGAGGAGGAGCACCACGTGCCGTGGGCCTGGCCCGAGGGCCGTCCCCCGACGAGCGGGGGCGGCAACCGCGACAGCACCACCTGGGACGGCACAGGGGGCCACTACGGGCACTCCCAGGTCCCCGAGAACGACCACACCGACCCCGCCTACACCGACGAGGAGTGGGCATTCCTCAACGAGCAGATGACGGCGAGCGCCGTCCCCACCACCCCGGGAGAGGCCATGGCCCGTTTCCCCAACGCCGTGATGGCGATCGAGCGCCCGGGCCACCCAGGCCAAGCATGGGTCGCGGGCGCCGACGGCGGCGTCGGCGCCTTCGGCGGCGCGCCCGTCCTCGGCTCCATGGGAGGCAAGCCGCTGGGCGCGCCCATATCGGCCATCGTGCCGACGGTCACGGGCAACGGCTACTGGCTGCTCGGCCGCGACGGCGGGGTGTTCTCGTTCGGCGACGCCCAGTTCTGGGGGTCCTACACGTCCCTGCCGCTGGCCCAGCGGCAGGGCGAGCGCGACATCGTGGGCGGCAGCGCCCACCCCGACGGGCGCGGGTACACGATGCTCGGCGACGACGGCGGCATCTACGGCTTCCGGGCGAAGTAGGCGGGATCCCATGTCGCGCGCGGCAGGGCGGTGATGGGCACGCGTGCTGTGTGCACAGTCCGCCGTGGACGCCCTTGGGGCGGGCGTGGCCCTCGCCGTCGGCCTCGTCGGCCTGGTCGGCGCGGTCGTGACCGCGTACTACGTCGTGCGCTCGCGCCTGGACCAGGCGGCGGCCGCGGCCTGGGAGGGCAAGGCGCGCGGCGAGCAGGGCTGGAGGGAGACGCTGCAGGGCAAGGTGGCGGACCTCGACCGCCGGCTGGCCGAGTGCGAGCGGCGATGGGCCGAGCGCGATGAGCGGGTCAGCCGCCGGCCCCACTGACGCGCTGGCGGCCGAGGCCCGCCGGCTCGGGCGGCTGGGCAGCCGCGTCGTGCTCGGCGGGGCCGGCGCCCTGGCGGCCGTCGCCCTGTCGCTGCTCGCCATCGTGCTCGTGGCGTTCTTCCACGCGGCCGCCCAGTCCAGCGAGCCGCGAGCGGTCCTGCAGGCGCAGGTGGCGGCCCTGCGGCGCCAGGTGGCAGACGACGCCGCCGTGCAGGCCCGGCTGGCAGACGACGTGCGCACGCTCACCGCCCAGCTCGTGGCCGCGCACATCACGCCCGCCGTCGCGCCGCCGCCGCCCGCCCGCCCGCCCTCGGCCCCGGTGGCCACGGCCACGACCACGGCCGCGCGCCCACCGTCATCCACCACGACCTCCGCCAGCCCGGCCACGACCACGACCACGGCACGGCCGCCCACGCCCCCGGCCACGACGACCACGACGGCGTGCGCGGCCCTGCCCGTCGTCGGGTGCCCCTGATGCCCGGCGGCGGCACCGAGTGGACCGTCGACTCCCTCCGCGAGCACATCACGCTGCTGCTCGCCGAGGCCGACCGCCGCTACGAGCAGCGGTTCGAGGCCCAGGAGGGCGCGAGCGCCGCCGCCCTCGCGACCGTCAAGGAGGCCGGCGACAAGCTGGCGGCCTCCCTCGACCTGCGCTTCGCCGGCGTCAACGAGCTGCGGGGCGCGCTGAACGACTACATCGTCACGCTCGCCACCCGCGTCGAGCTCAAGTCGGAGCTGACCACGATCGACTCAAGGTTCGTGGCGCTCGCGGACAAGGTCGACATGGTGGCCGCCAGCCTCGACCGGCTGGAGGGCCGCACCGCCGGCATCAACGCCGGGTGGCTGGTCCTCGGCCAGGTCGCCGCCCTCCTCGCCGCCGTCGTCGCCATCGCCGTGGCCCTCGTGAGGTGAGGACGTGGAGGCTTGCCGCCCACCGCAACCAAGGAGGACCTGGCGCTGGGGGAGTCATCGCAACACGAGTACCGGCTCGCGGCCGGTGAGGACGAGCAGGGACAGGAGACAGAGATGAGCTGGATCAAGAGCGAGCCCGCCGCCATAGCGGGCGCCGTCCAGGCCGCCCTCGGGCTGCTGCTGGCGTTCGGCGTGCGCCTGTCGACCGAGCAGGTCGGCGCCGTCATGGCCGTCGTCGCGGCGGTGCTGGCGCTCGCCGTGCGCCAGTCGGTGACGCCGGTGGCCAAGCCCGCCGCGGCGCCGCCCCCCGCCCCATGAGCGAGCGGGCAGGGGGGTCGCCGTCCGTGCCCGAGTGGCGGCAGTGGCCCACGGTCCAGCGGGCGGGCGGGCTGGTCGAGCGCGTCTGCCCGCACGGCGTGGGCCACCCCGACCCCGCCTCCGTGGCCCGCCTCGCCGAGTCGACGGGCGGCGCCCACCACGGCGTCCATGGCTGCGACGGCTGCTGCGCGACGCCAGCCCGGTGACGCCCCCCATGGCCGAGACCCCGACCAGCAAGCAGATCATCGTCAGGATGCCAGCCGACCCGTACGAGCGCGTCAAGAGCATCGCTGACTCCTACGACTGGACCGTCTCCCAGGCAGTCCGGGCCGCGATCCGCAAGTGGGTCGAGGAGCCGACCGTCGTCCCCGTGCGATGACGCCCGACGGCCGGTGACGCCGGTGGCTTAGGGCGCGTCCACGAGGTCGCCAGCCTCGATCTTCTCGATCCGCAGCCACAGCCGATGGTTGTCCGTCTCCCACTCGCGGGTGAAGACGCCCGCCGCATGGAAGGCCGACCGGAAGGCGACGTCGGCCGTGCTGACGGCGTCAGCGTGGGTATCGCCCTCGAAGACGCCGCTGATCTCGATGTCGCCTGAGGCGATGGAGCCACTGACCGACGCGTCCTCGACATTGAGCGCCGCCAACTCGCGCATCGTCCCGTCGAAGCCCTTCTCGATCTCCTCGGCATCGTCGTAGACCTCGCCGTCGAACTCGGGGGAGCAGACGAACTGGCCGTAGTATGTGACCTCGAACTTCACAGCCCCACCTCCTTCCAGCACGGGAGCCTCTCGAACCTCTTCCTGGTGTTTATCAGGGTACGGCTTCCGGACGGGGTCAGCACAACCCCGACGTAGTGCTTCTCGTCACATGGGCAGCGACACTTGAAGTAGCGGGCGTCCCTCCACACGGCCCAATGCCGTAGCTCGGCCTCGCGCAAGAGCGCCTCGAAGTCCTTGTTCGGATGCTTCGGCCTTGCCGGCAAAGCCGTCCCCTCTCCCAGGCCATAGTCGTCGTCACCTCCCTGGGAGGTAATACGAGCGAGCGGGCCGAACGTGTCAACACGAGCGCTCGCGCCCCTACGATTGGCCCCGTGACCCGCCCCTGCCTCGACTGCCGGGCGCCCACCGACTTCGAGTCCGTCGACCACGGCGACGGCCGCCCGCCCAGCCACGAGGGCGCGTGCCCGTCGTGCGGGCTGCGCATGTACCTGTCGGCCGACGGGCGCCCCGGCGCCTACCCGCGAGGCGGCAGGCCGCTGTTCGGGCCGGGCTGAGCGACGGGCAGCCGCGGGGCCAGCTCGTGCAGGTCCTCGGCCGCGTCGTACAGCTCGGTCGCCAGCGCCTCGGTGGCCCCGCCCTCGCCCAGGCACAGGCGGGCCTCGGCCAGGCGGGCGAGGATGGCGTCGAGGGCGGCGGCGAACTCGGCGGGGGTCATCGCCGGGCACGGTACCAGCGAGGGTCGTCCAGGCCGCGGCCAGGCCGCGAGAGGATCGGAAAACAACGGATTGGGCCGGAAGCAGCCGGAGATGAAATCGCAGGCCAGGGCGCCTGTCCCTACGAAAGCCCTGGTGGTGACGGTGAGCCGGCTGATAGGCGGGGTTCTGTCCCCCGGGCCCTTGCGGGACACCGGATGGGTGGCCATCCCTCTATGCGGTCTACCTGGGGAGACTGGCCGGGCCGGCCCTCCCACGCTTGACCTTGCTCCGGGTGGGGTTTGCCAAGCCGCCCGGGTCACCCCGGGCGCTGGTGCGCTCTTACCGCACCGTTTCACCCTTGCCTGTGCAGCCGAGGCTGCCATCGGCGGTCTGTTCTCTGTGGCACTTTCCTGCGGGTCGCCCCGACTGGCCGCTAGCCAGCACCCTGCCCTGCGGAGCCCCGACCTTCCTCGACGCCGTCCCCGTTGCCGGAGCGACGCCGCGGCCACCT